CCCATCAAGTTTAACCTCAATAAGTTTTTTGCCCGAGACTTTATTTTCATGATTAGCACTATCGTGGGCAAGCTGGCAACCAAACACAGGAATACTGTACTGAGCATATTTCTTCTCTACTACTTTGTTAATTGTTTTTTCGCTTACACCACAGCGTAAGTCTTTGATTAAAATTCTACGATACCAACCATTCCACTCTGCTTTGGTTGCTGACTTCATCATCGTTTGAATCATGTCGCGAGCTGTATTGCCTGTGACATTGCGAGTTGTAAAGCCAGTAAGAGCGAGAGTAAAACTATCCCAAGGTAAACCAGGGCCGTCTTCATCTTGTTTCTCCGGTATTTGTTTAAGTCCAAAAGTAATCATTGGATCTAGTGCAAGTCTGCATCCTTCGAAGAACTCGTTATCACCTTCTTTGGCAATAGCTTCAATAATGGCTTCTTTGTTCAAACGACTAGGATGGGTTTCTAATGCCCAAATGTGACTAGCACAACGACTCATAGCGGCTCCAATAATTAACTGTATAAGTGTATATTATACAGTCTAATTATCAGTATGTCAACCAGAAATTAGTTTTAAATGGTTTACCTTCGTATGCGTTTTCTAATTGGCGCATAATGAGATTGCGCATTCTGCGTATAATTGGATGGTTGTGATCAAAGTTAAATGTTTTTAGATAATAAAACCACCAACTGTGTCTGTGTCTTTTGGCTTGATTAGAATCTAGGTATTTGCCAATAACGTTGGGCTCGTAGCCAAAACGGTCAACTAGTTCGCAGGCTGTGTTAAAAGCAAACGCACCCATTTCGTCTCTGTCACCATAATACTCTTGCTCTTTGCGCTCTTTGGCTAGTTCTGCTGTACTTTGATATCCGGGCAACGATTTAAAGTTACGAGCTCGAAATTGACGCATATGGATCATTTCGTGTAGCATTACATCTGCGAACCGAATAGCCATACGCTTAAAACGATATTGTGTAAGTTTTAACTTACGATCAGTTGGATTGTAATTAAAGTTAACTTCTATAGCAGGTATTGATTTAGCGTCTTTATCGCTGTAATAAACTCCGCCCATAAACACGTAGCCTTTAGTTGTAGGTGCATGTATGCACTTTTTAATCTTAATGGGCAAGTGTTGTTTAACGTGTCTAGTAATACGTTTTTGGATTTGACTAGGGGATAGCTCTTTGCCCACTATTTCGCTATTCAGCGAATAGAACATAGAGTACAGGTTACTGCGGGTAATTTCCGACCAATCAAACGGTAGTTGGGCCATAGTACACTCCTAGCATATCTATTTATAGTTTACTACGGAAACCAATTATATACGCACTTTATGGATATTTTTCTTAGATAACGTTTTCCAGATAAATAATTTTAAATCAGGAAAAACTATGAAGACTCTTAGAGATTATATCAATATAATAGATCAACTACAAGAAGGATCGGTTGGTACTGCAATTGGCGCAGGTTTAGGTGCAGTAGCAGGATCTGCGCTCGGTCCTCTAGGAACTGTGGGCGGTGCGGCACTTGGTTCAAAACTTGGGGACATGGCAGGCGATGCAATAAGCAAAGTATTTGATTTTTCATCAAAAGGACATGTGAGTACTCCCGTCCAATCAGATTCTTCCGGTGGCGGCACAAGATATGTTGCGGCTGGTCCAGATGGTCACACTATGCTGTCTGTAACTCCGCCCCCTGGTGGTTTTGGTAGCAATCAAAAAAGAACTAATTCTGATGGTGAAGAAGTTGATACTTATGGAAACACTTACCAAGATTATACTTCACAACCAGAAGTACATTCGGTTACTGCTAAACTGTCTTTACCAAAAGGCGGTAAACTAGCTGACGAAATACAAAAAATGGAAGACATTAGAGTTACAAGAGAAAAAGTAATAGAAAGTTGGGATTTCAAAGGAGCAACTCTAGTCCTGTTATGCGGAGACCGAACACGCGGTGGAGAAGGCTCAACAGGAATCTACGACGATCTTACTACATCGGCCACAATGGGAGATGAGCTATTTGATCCATTTTTTCAGCAGATGGGATACAAGATGGTTTCAAATTCATCCTTCCATGCTTCTAATAGATTAGGAAATCTAATGGGTGAAAAGCAAGAATTGAAGAGAGGCTCTTTTAGTGACATCGTTCACGCAGGTGCTTGCCAGCTTTTTGCTTTTGAAACTCCGAGAGGAAAATCGTTACATATTGTAGAAGCACAATTCTTAGGTCCAGCTAGTGTTTGGAAAGATGGCGGAGAAGAACAATTTAAAACACTAGTAAACAGTATGGAACCTGCAGCCAACGTTAAACCATTAACATCAGCCGCATCCTAACATTAGGGTCTTTTAGTAATAATCTCGTCGATCAATCCGTAGTCAAGTGCTTCTTGAGCACTCATGAACTTGTCACGTTCCATATCGTTTTTAAACTCTTCGTAAGTTTTACCCTTTGAATTATGATTAACATAGATTTGGGTCAAGTTGCGTTTCATCTTTAGAATCTCTTCAACTTGTATTTCCATATCTGTAGCTTGTCCACCAGCACCACCTGAGGGTTGATGAATCATGTGTCTAGCGTTTGGTAGCATTTTACGCTTGCCAGGAGCACCAGCAGTAGCAAGCAGACTTCCCATACTACAGGCTTGGCCCATGACGACTGTGCAAACGTCAGGCTTAATGAATTGCATAGTATCGTAAATAGCCATGCCAGCTGTAACCACTCCGCCCGGACTATTGATAAAAAATGTAATATCTTCATTTCCTTGGCTTTCTAAAAATAATAGTTGGGCTACTAGCAAACTAGCACTATGTTCATTTACATCTGTGTCTAGCATGACAATACGGTCCTTTAACAAGCGACTGTAAATGTCATAACTACGTTCACCACGAGCTTCTTGCTCAATTACCATTGGCACTAGATTAGGCATTGTTTTCCTTTGTAATAAATGGTTTCAAATTGGGAGGAACCCAACCGATTGGTTTCAAAACTTTACCATCCTCACGCTTGCGCACGAGTCCAGTTTCTTTATCAATCTTAGCAAAGTTAGTCGACATAACTTCACGCCAACCGCCTTCACCGTCCATGCCAGCACTATGAATAGCACCGATTGTAACAACTAAAATATCTTCTAGTGCATCAAGCACTTCTACCATATCGTTGTTATTGATAGCTTCTTTAAGCTCTTTAAATTCTTCTTCAATTAAATTCACATACAACCCAAACTGTTCCTTGTTGAATGTGTCAACAGTTTGTCCACATGCTTTCATAAATTTTTCTTGATCGCGAAAAGGGTTCATTACATCTCCATTGTTAGGGTAAATTCTTTATCGTGTTGGCTGAGATAAAAGCTAGCCAATTTAAACATAGTACGTGCATGTTCAATATCTACAGGCACAATAATACGTTCGCCAGCACGTAACTGGCGTAGTTCTTCTGCATCTTGTAATGCGACCTTTTCCATAGCTTCGTAATCACGGGCCATTTCCATTAGTTCAATTTCGTTGTATATCATTCTGCTGGCTCGTAGGTAGCTTCAAAGATATCCGGCTTGCAAGCATAGAACTCGCCCTGCACACCCTTAATGATCCAATCACCTTCTGTGGCAATATGTTTCACAATTAAGTGGACACCATCTTCTAATGTTCCAATCTCTGCCTCGCCCTTGGCAGTAGGATGTCGTTCTTTACGAATATTACCTAATGTATCGCCGCAAAACTCTTTAAGAGCGGCAATACCTTCTTCTGAGTAGATGAATTCTACTGCTTCGATTACTACGGGTTTTTTTCTAAATTTCATTTTGCTAACTTTATGTTTACATAAACTAACACAGCATTAATCACTGCCCAGAGATCGTCTCCTTTACTAAAGCAATCGATAGCCGCTAGACAACACCAGCCGGCAACGAACATGGCAATCTTAGGTTGGTTGCGGATAAACCATTCATGCATTTTCTTCTTCCTCTATGCCTTCATATTCAGCAAGTTGTTTTTGGAAAGTCTTTAACTGCTCAATCAAATTAGTAATACCGCCATGATTCATAGTAATAGCACTATAGCCCATTTTGAACTCTAGCCTGTTATCACTGTTCATTCCTAGACTATAATAAGTTACAGCAGGTTTCTTTGGTTCGGGAGTATAACCGCCACCATCTCCGCCACCGTGTTCAGGCTCTTTAGGAAATGGAACTACGTTACTAGGTTTCTTAAAAAAT